TTTTTCATTTACTTCTCGATCTACTATTTTTGTTGACTTACTTTTTTTGCTTATATCAATAGCTGTTGTGCTATTGCTGTTTTTGTCAGAATAAACGTCTGATATACTTTTGTAATCGGAATCTCTTACCGTTTTACCTATTTCCGATGTTTGAATAGCCGTTTGTAAATTTAAAGCGGCGGAGCCTAAACTTAATGGAGCACTACCTAATCCAGCAAATGCTTCAAATCCAATTTCTTTTGCGTCCATTTCTTGGCCTGCAACTGCTCTACCAGCAACTTCTCCTAATCCACCACCAACAATTTCAGTTGCACCACCAGCCAATAAACCAACTTTACCTGCTAATCGCCCAGCTACCCCTTTTGCAATACCTAATGTTGCAAGTTCTACACCCGCAATTACTGCACCTCGCATTCCAGCTTTACGGCGCAAGTCAGACATTTTTTCAGGATCATTTAATACAGCTCTTATTTTGTCTTTAACTTTAGGGTCATTTATGTCACCGCCAATTTCTTCCATTAGCAGCTCGTTGAATGTTAAACCAGCTTCCATCATAGCCATTGAACCTGTAGTTATACCTACAACAGTTCCTAATGGCCCAGCAAGAGACCCAGCTAAAGCCCCTGCGGTTGCGGCCATTGCGACTTCCTCTGAGTTTTTAATTGAACTTAATTGGGAAGCTACGGAGCTAGTGAGCATGGTTGTTAACAGGCTTGGATTATATGCAGCTCCTTTTAAAAATCCCCACATTCCTCCACCAGCTTCTTCAAATATTTTATCAAACTCCCGCATTTCAGCAGATTGAATAGTTTTTTGAGCTACTTCTTTTTGTCCATTTACAAAAGCATCAAGCTCTTCTTCATTTGCAGGATCCCCAAAAAACCCGGCTAATTCAATTCCTCTGTCTGTTTGTTCACCTTGGAGCATACCATTGTTCCAGGCATTGCCTATGTCGCCTACAAAATCTACTATATTTTCATAAATATATTGCGGAGCAGATTCGTATTTTATTTCTTCATCTTCTTCTTTTTTTGTAGAATTTAATTTGTTATCAATTGCTTGTATAGAAGTCTGTTTTTTGTTTTCTTTAACTAATTGTGCATTTACTCTTTTTTCTTTTTCTTTGTCTACTCTAATTTGAATTTCAAGATTACTTAAACCTTGTGCACTTAATTCATCAACAAGATTTTTTAGCTCTTGTATTGATTGATTTTTTGTATTATCTGCAAACAATTCCGAAGAACCATTTTCCAAATTGGAATCCATATTGGTTGCTACATTTTCCTCCACAATTGCAACCTCTTCTGGTTGTGAAGGTAATGTCTTTCCCAAATTATTTTCAGTATTAAAATCTTGTTTTTTTATATCTACTTGAGATTGTATTTCTTTTTTACTTAAACCTTCAGATTCTAATTTATCAATAAGATCTACTAATTGCTGCCTTTGATCTTCGTTCATTATTAAATAATTTATATATTAATTCCATTATAGGCTTCAGTATTTCCTATATTTGTTTTTTTATTTTCTTCATCTAGTTTTTTTGATTTTTCTTTATCATAATACCCTGTAAAGTCTTTAGCATCTCTTTCACTTATACCTTTAGCTTCTTGTATTTTTCTTAAAAATACTCTAATTTCTTCTCCTGGCTGAATAGTTATAGAAGAATATTTTGACCCTTTTTGTGGACTTACTTGAATATCTTGTATATTACCTTCATCATCTTTTACAATTTTTTCTATTTTAAATCCAAGTTTATTAATATTTGTTGTAAAGTTATCGCTTAACTCTCCATCATCACCTATTGCTTTTAAAGCGCCTCTAAATTGACCCACTTTAGTTTGATCAAATCCATCAAAATTTTTTGCGGTCTCTAATAAATCCTCTTGTATTACTGTTCTTTTTTGAGCGTAATCTTTATCTGTTTTTGAAACTTTTGGAAGTGCTTTTCTAGTAAAGGTTGCAACGTTTCTTTCTCTTTGTACGTAATTATTAAGACCATAATCTATGTATGCATCTGTAAATAATTTTTTAGTTTTATCATCCCATACAAAATTATCTGTTGGCAACGGCGTAAAAGGTATTTCTTTATCTGTTCTAGGGTCTCTTCTTCCGGGACCAATAACATTATTATACAATGCGGTAGCTTCTTCTATACTTGTTCCAGAAAGAGCATCTGCATTAGCCCTTAGCATTGTGCCGTTTTTTGCTAAAACTTTATCTACATCAATTTTATAATATTGTTCAGTTCTACCATTCCCAAGATCTTTAAAAAAAAGCTTAGGTCTTTCCCCATCACCCGATTGAAAATAATAATCATCTACTTCCTGGGTTTCATTATTTATTAAATTAGCTCTTACATTTTCATATTGCTGCGTTTCATCAGGAACAACATTAATAGGTGAGCCACCTTTTTGTATCATTAAATCTAAATTAGCACAAGACTCAGACCATAATAATTTTCCGTCGCCATTATAAACTTCCCATCGTTGGCTTGGTGGGTTAGATTCTAAATCTGTAACTAATTTTTTTGTTCCTTTAGCATTACCATTTAAAACTTCCATAGCTTCTAAAGTATCTACGTTATTACCAGCAGTATCAATACCAGCCATTTTGCCTATATTTACTTTAGCTTCTTTAGCTATTCCAGCTATTAATGCAATATCAGATATGCTTCCTTTAGATGTATTTACCATTGCATCTAAGTCAGAAACTCTTTTTTTATCTTCAGGAGTTCCGTCCCCATTAACTATTCTTCTTTGTAGCTCTGCATATTCGGTTTTAGCTTCTCTCCATGTATCGTCCCAGTTAACTGATGGATTTGCAAATTCCTCTTGAGATTGACCCGCGGTAAAAGCACCCACCCGCTCATCAATTTTATCGTACATTTTTTTAATCTCTTTTTTATTTTCAATTGCTGCATCAATATATCCTGTAGTTGCGCCTACAATATCATCTTGTAACTTCTGATTTATTTTTTGATCAGATAAAATTATCTCACGGTTACCATATGTTAACCTGGATCCCGCTGCTGGTCCTGCCATAATTATATACTTTTAAATTTATTTTTTATCTTCTTTTTAATCCTGAAAAATCTCCTACAGGAACATTAAATGTACCTCGAGTTGGAGTAATTGAACTAACTGTTTTAACGCCACCAGCTGGGCGGTTTACTTTCCCAATTTTGCTACTTTAGCATCTAATCCTCCTTGCAGCATTGAACCACCTATTTTTGCTACTCCTCCAATAGCACCTGTAATAGCAGCTGTTCTATCTTGGTTTGCTTGGCGTTCTCTATTTGCAGCTCCTTGCATTTGATCAAAAGTTCTATCAATACCATCTTGCTGGCGTCTTTCCTTGCTACTAAATTTAAATTGCTCTCCTTCTGCCATTATACCTTGGACCCTAGATCCCTCAGCAACTGTAGCCCCTTGGACTCTTTGCGATTCTGCTAATCTTTGATTTTGTAAGTTTTCATTGCCCGCGGCTTTCATTTTTTCATTTGCAGCCTCTTGTTGCTCTATACTAGCAGAAATACCTTTTTTACTTGCTAAAGCGGCTTGGGCCAAAGCTGTTGCCCCTCCTGCGCTCGCACCACTTGCTTGCAGTGTATCTAATGTATTAGCCAATGCTATATCTGCTTCCTCAGCTTGCATTCTTGCTCCTTGAGTAGCAACTCCTAGATTATTATATGAATTAGTTAGCTCTCCACCCATGTCTTGTATAATATCACTTTGATTTGATATAGAAGATGCATAGGGGTTTATAACTGCTTGTCTAGAACTTTCTAAGCTATCTAATTTTTTAGCTAACCTGGCCTTTTCTCGTGCTGCTTCTCTAGCACGCCCTTTAGCTTTACTAGCCCCAAAAATACCACTTATTATGGATGAGCCTGCGCCAATAATTGCACCTCCAACTATAAAACTCATAATTTATTTTTTTTGTTGTTCATATTCTTCTTTATTTAAAGATACTATTCTTTTTTCTAATTCTTCAATGTTTGTTGTATTATCTGGATTTTTATGAATATTAATAAAAATTGAGTCTTCATGCGCATATATAAATCTTTGAGTACCTGGTGTAGAAACAGTATAGCAAGGAGCTATATGCTCTACAACTTCATTATTGCTTTTTATAGAAACTCTACCAGTCATTAAAAACCATATATGTTTGTGATTATGAAAAGCACCCATAACAAATTGATCTTTAGACATATTCATTTGTCTTAAATAAATTTGATCCGCAAAATCATGCGTAATAGGAATTTCGTCACACTTAATTATATTTCCATTATCGTATAATATAGAAATATCGTCAGATATTTTTGTTATTTCCATTTAATTGTATTTAATAAGAAGACTCTACATACTCTGAAGATACAGCAAACAATTCTTTTACGCCTCCTATATTGGTAACGTTATCGGTAGACATAGTTACCGTAGCAAAATAGCCTTTTATGCCTGTCATACTACTACCAAAAATAATTTCACCTGGTGCTACAGTACTATTGTTTGGAATAGCTGCTTTGTATTTGTTTTCTATACGAGCAAAGCCCGCGTTGTTTATAGGAGGAATTAAATTAGTTGGATATTGATTCCCATAATTGTCATAAGATCCTTCATTATAACTCCATATTGCAGGAGTGTTTGTTAATACAGGATTTGTAATTGTAGCATTTCCACCGTCTTGTGTATATAATGTATTAAAATCTACTACTGTATTTGCTAAATTAGGTCCACCAGCTCCGGTTAAATCAGAAACAATGCTGTCTACTTGCCACCCGTTATCACCTTCGTAATTAATAGTTTTAAAGTTTTTTTGCAAAGATACACTAGGATTAAATATAAATTGAATAATAGATTTATTATTTACACCATAAAACTGTGCTCTAGGCACTATTGAAGAATTGTGTATATACATTTTACCTAAATTAAATGTATAATAAAAGTTTTTAAGGCTAGTGCCAAAATAAGGTTTATAAGTATAAAAACTTGTCCAACCAGTTACTGCTTCATCAAAAGATAATGTTTTAAATGTTGCAGCAGGATTAGATTCATTTTGTTGTAAAGAAACTATATATTGTTTTGTGTATATATCAAAAGCGCCATATGCTTTTCCTATACCAAAGGATGAGCTATCTAAAACGCCGAACTGATCTCTAAAAAAATCAATCATACCATAATTAGATATTTCTGTTAACCCATTATTAGCAAGTCTTAATACAGCATTTCTATCTTTATCAGTAAAATATATTCTTGTACCATAAACAGCAAAGCTTTCTGGATTTCTACTTATTCCAAAATTGCCTGCGTAAGATTGATTTTGGCCAATAACTATTTTACCAGAAGTAGTTATAGCACCGCCTTCGGCTGAAAATATTGCATCTTTATCTATTAAAGATTGACTTACTTTATTTTCTTGAAATATTATTAAATTATTATCTTGAGCATATAACTTTTGAATAGAACCATTTGCAGGATCTAAAGCTTTGGTTATATCTTCGCCTACAGAAAACACATTAGTATTATTTATACCAGTAGTAGAATTAAATATACCAGAATATATCATAGCATTAATTCTTACAGAAGCATTAGGTTCTTCTTCAACTAAATAAGCCCTAGCGCCATAGCCTACGCTTGCATTATTATATCCTCCTCTAATTCTAGATTCTTCTACATACCAATTTTTAGGATACAATCCATTTGCATTAACAACAGCACCACTGTTTGTGGCGGCCACAGGCATAGTGTTATCACCATTAGATCCATTCCAAACAGGATTATTACTAGCGTCTACCGTTTTTCGAAGCACAAAGCTGTTAAAGTATTTTACTTCTATTATTGCAGCCATACATTGTTATTATTACTTATTTTTATTTTAAATTACTTTAGACTATTGCAGGTACTGTGGTTATATTAGCTGAAGTACCTAATACTTTTTTACCAGTATAATCAAACTGAGCAGCCCATTGTCTATCTATATTATTAGTGTTTTGTGCAGTACCCGTTACTGCTGTTGCAGCATTTTGTGTTCCTTGATCTGCGTTTATAGTATTAGGAGAAACGGATTTATACCCATACCAAGCACTATTTGTAGCAATATTGTTGTTATTGTTCCATTTAGTTTGCAATGCTTCATCCATATAAAATTGACTAACATACTTCATATCCCATTCTCTTGCATAAACTTTATTTTGTGCATTCGCAGAAAGAGCTCCAGCAGACCCATTGTAGCCTAGATTTGTAACCAAATATTGATAAGAGCTAGGTACTTCTTGATTAGAATTAACATAATTTTTTGGATAATAAAAGTCTCCCCACTCTATTTTAGCACTTACAACACCTGATGCACCACCAGCTCCACCTGATGCACCACTAGACCATTTAGGGTTAGGCCATTGAGTATAACCTAAAATTATATACTCGTCATACTCATTTGGGGACACGGCACCATATGGATACCTTGCTATTAGCCTATAGTCTCCAAATTTATCATAGAAAGTTCCATATGCTTGGCTTTCTCCTATTGCAAAGTTTTTAACAGCTTTAGTAGTTAAACTATTATTATTTTGTTCTGATGGCATTCTTACAAGACCTTCTAAAGTTGTAGCTTTTGTTGGATCAGGTGTTCCTGAAGTTTTTATATAAGTTTGAAAACTATTAAAGTTTTCTGATTCATCACTTCGTCTTATAAAACCGGCACCTTTAGCGTTACCAGTAGGTATGTTACTGCTATAATCACTAAAAAAATTTCTAGCAGTTCCACCAGAAGTACAAGCCTTACCCTCAATATCTGTTGCAGTAACCCAATTGTTAGGATAGCCGGCACCAGTTCTATTTCTGTATTGTAATTCTATAGGATAACCAAAGAAAGTAGACTGGCTGATGGCGGACGTTGAGGCAACGCCAGCTTGTCTTAATTCAATTTCAATTCTTATAAATCCAGTACCGCTTGTAATACCTCCATTAGCTTGGTCTTTAACAGAACATAAGCTATTGCCCAATGTATTATATGCTGTATTACTAAATATTCCTGGATTACTTGTATATCCGGGTAATTGAGCATTTTCTAATTCTTTTCGTTCTACGTAGTTATTTGAAGCATCTGGTAATGTTGGTGATAATACAAGACCTGATAATCCCACAGGAGCTGTATTAAAAGACAAGGGTGTACTAGTAACAGAATTTGTTTCATCACTAGTCCAATAAAGATTTAGTGATCCTGTGTTATCTACACCACTACCATTGCTACGACTACCTTGTCCAAAGCCGCAATTAACTGGTTTTTCACCAAATATAGGGGCTAAGTTGCAAATTGCTGTTAAGCCATAAGCATCGGTAAGCCTAACAGATAAATTAAAAACACCAGAAGTTTCTGTATTTACTGTTATTATACCAGATGTTTCTCCAATTTCAAAATTAGGACTTGAACCTGCTACAATTTCCCATTTTAAATTTGCTGTATTATTAGCAGCCCCTGTAGGCATCCCATTACTACCGAGTATTGTTTTTACAACATCACCAGGTGCCGCTTCTGTTAAAACTAACGGTGTACACCCTATTATAACAGGAGCAACATTTGTTAAAGAACCTTGAGTGTTAATTGAGTTTGCGTTAGGATAGTTAGGAGTATTAAAATTAAATAAATATTCCATTTGTCCAGCATCAACTTGGTCTCTAGGACCATAATAAAAATACTCTGTTGTTTTTAAAGCGTAAGAATCATAACTTAAAGAATTTCCAGTTAAACTAGAATCTGGAAATGGACCTGTTAATATTGAATCTTTTGGGATATATTCTAAAGTAAATTTATTTGTAATATCAATACCCCCTTTAGTAATAACACTTAATAAAAAAAGCTCTTGAGATCCTGAAGTTATAACAGGAGGAACTAAAAGTGTACCAGTAATTTCTAATCCAAAAGGATTTGTTACATAAGTTCCTATATTATCGCTTTCTTTACCTACATAAGAAAACTCATAAAGCCCGTCTATCTGGGTTATTCCTGTATCTATTGCTAAGTTTAAATCTGATATTAAACCAGTTGTAGAAGTTTCCCAAAATATATTTATACGAGATTCAGTAGGATTTGTTTCATATACACCTAGAAAAAAATTATAAGGAGATGTTGCTGAAGAAGCACTACCTATTGCATTATTAGGGGTTTGAGTTATTCTTCCTAAATAAGGATTTGATATTGTTTGATAAATATCAGTATAATCAATTAAAGTAGCAGCATCATTACCTAAAACAAAATCTTGTTCTCCAATAGTATTAACTGTGTTAGATTGTGTTCCTGGATAAAATTGTTCATTAAAGTCTGTTGTAGCACCATTACCGTTTGGGGTAACTCTTCCATAAAGTTGTATACTACTTCTATATTGTTTTTGTTCTGGTCCTACTTCAGATAAATCCCTAGGTACTTTATTTATATTATCGTTTATTAAAGTAATAAAAGCGGTTGTATTAACAGGATCAGGTATTGTTCCAGCAGTACCATTAGGATATCCATTTAAAATTCCAGGTAAATATACATTATAATATTCTTGTTCAAATTGTTTAACAACAATTTTATAAGAATACCAACCTAATGGATTATAACCACCAGTACCATCTTTTTCAGGACCTTCATTTGTGTTCCCATTGTATAATCCAGGATAACCTGGTAAATCATTTAAATTAACAGTTCCCGGGATTGATTTGTTAAATTGTACTTTTAAAGCATCTCCCGGCCATGTACTAATTTTTTCAGTTTCTGAATTTACATCTGAAGAAGATTTATAAGGATGAAAATAAGTTGCACCAGCAAAAGATCCATCAATACCTAAAACATCCCCTTTATTAACAGAAGATAATATAACAGTTGAAGATCTGCCAAATTTATCAGACAACACAACTCCTACTTGGTAATTTCTATTTTGCTTTAGGGTATGCATTGGATATTCAATAATGCTAGTAGAATTAGTAGTTGGGTTTGTAGCATTTAAACTAAAAGGTGCGGTTTTTCTGAAAGCACCCACATTATAATCTAATTGATTTGGAGGAGTATGCTTGTCTTGAAAATTACCATATATAACTCTGTTACCAGATATTTCCTGAGAAAAAGCTTTAACAGGCACTTTATCATATACTCTTATAAGTTGAGATTCTGGCAAAGTTCTAAATGGCTTTCTTGACTCATATTTATAATCTATAAAATTAGCGTTTAATGGTAAATTAGATTTTAGAATTGTATCTAATACAGTTACTGCTAATCCATCTGATTCTTTGTAAAGTATATCAATTTCTTGTATTTTATAATCATCAACAATATTTGTAGACGGCAAAGGAATATTTAAAATAACTTTATTAACTTTATTTTGCATAAAATCAACTATGGTACTTCTAAAGGTATCGTTTTCATTTCCTTCTAAAAAATAACCATCTTGCTCGGGTATAAAAGCTGCTTGAGTAAATGGCCCATATGGAGAATATTCTCCATCATCAAATTTATATCTATAACTAAATCTAACAAATTTATTTTTTAAATAATCTGGATCGCCAGGATAGCTAGCATCATAATTTGGATTTAAATTAAATGTTACTACTTCATTATTTACCCAAGTTGAGCTTGAAGACAAAGTAACTGCTGTAACCGCAGGATTACCCGCAGATGCTGCTACACTAACAACAGTAATAGATCCTACTATGTTAGTACTAGATACAGCCGCCCCAGGTGTTATTTGTCCCTCAATACTGCTAGTTAATATATTTATTATTGCACTTGTTCCACTACCATTAGCATTTCCTAATCCTCCGTTTGGTAAATATTTACTAACTACATCTAGCATTGATGTAGAATACACAGGAGGAGTTTCTCCATTAGATCGATATAGATTAATGCATTGATATGGATATAATTTAGCTACAGATATTTGTTCTTCTGTAGTGTAATAATTAGATTGAAGAATCTTTATGCCATTAACTAAAACTTCTGATGCAGTAAAAGTTGCTTTAGCTATATTTAATTTTCTAGGTTGATTTCTATTATCCGTCCAAAATAATAAATTTTCTAATACATTAATTCCAATAATAGGATTTGTTTTAGAAAAGTTTAACCAGTTACTTTGATTTGTCGCAGTAGTGCCTATTAGCTGAACAATATCTTCTGTAGAAACATTATAAGAAAAAATATAATGATTTTTAATGGAATTATAAGTTTGAGAAATATTACTTGGATCTGTATAATCTGTTAAAAAAACATATATTATATTATTACTTACATCTGTATATTGCCCAATAACATCTACATTAGGATTGTTAGTTAAGTTTCTAAAATCAGCTATTAATTGATTTCCTCTAACATTTTCTAAAGCACCTACATCTGGCCCCTCTGATTTACTAACTTGTATATTAATTCCTTCTCTATATTCTCCAGATGGTAATAATCTACCATCCAAATCTTGATTCATTTTGGATTTAATAAAAGCATTTTTAACTTCAGCCATTTAATTTATGATTTAATCCATTTAGATTTATTTCTCATTACTTGCACTATTTCATCTAATTTAATATTAGACAATCTAATTTTAGCATTTCTTAGTTTTGCACTTTTTTCTCTTTTATATCTATTAACTAAATATTCAGGAGTATTTGCTTTAGTAGCCAATACAGCATGATTTATATATGAATATATTGCATCTTCGGCCATTTTAGGAACTTTCATATCCTGATCATATGCTAGACCATCAGATATATATTCTAAAATAATAAGTTTATTTCTTAAATTACTAGAAAAAGACATTTTACCTTCTCTATTGTTTATAGTAAACCATCCGTTTGTTTGAGATGTTTCTGGATCTAATCCATAACGTTGACCTAAAAAAGATTCTATAAAACCACCTTCTCCATTAGGTACTAATCCGCTGTTTATAGCATTATTATTAACATTACCTACTATTAAATTATCATTAGCATTAGCCCATCTTGATTCAGTTATTGAAGTAGAGTCTAAATCTTCATCAAAATTATCTTGTATAGGTATACCTTGCCAATCTTGTGGTAATAAGCTTTCTGGATTGGATGTTAAAGTTGTAGGATATATAATATGTTTAACACCTAGATTATCAATCCAAGACATTTGAACATAATTTACATAATCTTGAGGTATTGGAATAGATAAATTAGGAGGTATAGTTGCTTCTTGTGATTTTATACTTCTTAATGTATCATAGCTAAATTCTTGTAAGGAACGCTTAGCGTGAAATATTACATCAGTTCTTTTTACACTTGATATTATTTTACCAGCTCCAACATAACCAACCATAAAATTTGTAATTAACTCTGGTATAGTTATATATTGGTAACCTCCATAATTGTTTTCTACAACGTTTCCAAATGTATCGTTATTTCCATAATTGCCACCGGTTAATACTTTTAATTGAATTACTATTACAGTAAATTGGGGCGGGACTGCGGTTATAGTTATAACATTATTAACAACAGTATAAGCTTGAATATATTCTGTATAAGAACCCGCTAAACCTGTTGGACTAGTAAACAATTTAAAATTATTTAATCCATAATTAAACACGTTAGGGTCAAAACTTCCAAAAACTAAATTTGTATTAAAGTTAGCTGTAAAAACATTGTTTGTTCCATCTGCAACAAAACTTTGTGCGCCTTCGTAATATTGTCTATTGGTTTCTTGTATTAAACCACCATCAGGTTTGGCCATAATTTATTAGCTTTTTTTATTCATTTCATCCATTTGCACTTGTTGCGCGGCGGCTTGTATTATTTGGGGATCTCTTATTATTATTCCAGCATATTGTAATATTCTTAATATAATCTCAGTTTGTTCTGATTCATGAAGTTCAAAATTTCTTGAACCTGTAGCTGGTACTGCTGCGGGATTATAAGCGCTGTTGTCATATTGATATTGCCCTAAGGTACCCACTGTAAATCCCCACACAGGATTTAAAGGTTTTTTAATATAATCAACTTGTATATTGCTAATTATAATTGTTGGTCTAACATAAAGTAAATTATTTTCATACAAATATGTTGGAAAAGTTGTTGTGGCTTTAGTTAATTTTGATTTTTCTGAAGTATAAAAATCATTTCTTTGAAGTCTTTGAACAAGAACTTCATTATTGTGCGTTACTTCTCCTAGTCTGTAAAAATCAACAGCAATTCCATAAGAATCTATTGTTGGTAAAGCAAAAGGTTTATCAGTGGTAGTTGCCAAAGGCTTATACTCAGCATTACCAAATGTTTTAAATATAGCTATTTTTTCATCTATATTTTCTACTCTATCAGAATAATTAAAATCTGTTTGTGGCACACGTATTTGTTGATTTAAATCTTCAAAGTATTTTTCAAATACTTCAAGTTGAACTTGAGTACCCACTGAATTAAATTCATCAGGGGTCATATAGCCTCTTTGTTCTTTATTTAATATCAACAAAACTGTTTGATATACAGTATTTACATTTATTGCCATTGTTTATTTTTTGTTATATAATAATAGAGCCGCCAAAAGACGGCTCTACATATTATAAATATTACACGTTATGAAAGTTTTTTCTCTATAGATTTATAAATTTCTACACCTTCATCTGTTTTAAAGAATGCTGCCATAGCTGAATATGGATTTTCATCAAAAGGAACGTTAATTAATTTTCTATTATTAGAAGCCCAATTAAATGTTCTTTGATCCTGAGATAAAGATATAATACCCGCTTCAGTAGCATTTATAGCAAGATTTCTAAGTTGTACATTATCGTCATTAGCAAGATCTATGAACAGCTCTGCGTTACGCTGGGCAAATAGTATAAGATCTCTTCTAATCTCCTTAGAACTCATCTCAGATACCTTAGATCCAATCTCAACTCTTAATACAGCTTCTGCTATATCAATATCCATTTCTCTAGCCATGTTTAAAGCTTCAATAGTTATTACTAAATCGTCTAATTCATCATGCGCTATTTCAACTGGATCAAATTCTTTATATTTTACATTTTTAGTAGGATGGTATAAAGAAAGCATTTTTTGTAAGTTTTGATTTTGCTTACCAACACTTAGTGTACCATTGTGAAAAATAATATGACCTAATGTAGCTTCTCCTTTTTGATCTTGTACAAATACGGAGTTTTGATTAGTTGCATATCTTAATTCTTTTTGTTCGCCTGATTCTTCATCAAACCAAAGCAAAGGATACTTAGCGCTATGCCTCGCTGGTATTGTATATGTTATTGGAGAATGATGTCCAAGCAAAGTATACGTTCTATCTTTAATTTCCCAACTAGGCTTTTTAGGCTGTTGAGTAGTTTTAGTAATTGGTTTTTCAATTGTTTGAGTTGCAACCTCAACATCTTTTACTGCTGTGTTAGCTTTTTTAGCCATGATATAATAAAATTAAATAATTAAAAAAATAAAGCAAGGCGCCAAATATATGACGCCTTATCTTTATCAAAATACTATGATGCAGTAAACAATACAAAATTGTTAGCACCTTGTACACATAAACATCTTTCAGATAAGAAGTGAACTACCATAGAGTCAATTCCTGTAGTGTAAGCACCACCGGCAGAACCTGTAATCCAAGATTTCATTCTTCTATCTTCTGTTTCAGAAGCTCTATAACGTACGTGTAGGAATGGTCTACGAATGTTAGATCCTAAAATTTGATCGTAAACTGTAGATGTACCTGCAGGAATAAGAACTCCATCAATACCTGAAACCTGTACTCCACCTCTTGTAGAAGCATCGTTAAGATATTTCCAGTCAGTTTTGTAAAAGTCGTAAGAACCTCTTCTAAATCCTGAGAATCCAAGATTCAAAGCCATTTCTTCAGAGTTTTCAAACAATCCAAAAGCAGTACCTCCTTGTACTCCTGATGAAATAGCACCTAGCATATCATCAAAATCCAAAGAAGTTTTTCTGTTTAAGAAAAGCATGTTCTCTTCAATAGCCCCTTGAGTATCAAGATTCTTAAGAATACTGTCAAATTCTCCAAGACCAGCAGTAGCACTAAAGTTGTTTAGTACATTACCTCTAGTATTGATAGCAGCAAAAAGACCTTCAGTTCCACCAAAAGTAGGAGCAAGACCAGCGACTGCAGAACCTACGGCAGCAAGTTCACCTTCAACCATTGCCATTTCAAGATAGTCTTCAAAACGTAAACGAGTTTCAGATTCAGCTTTTAGATACCATAGGTAACCTGAAGTTCCATCTTCTGTAGCTACTTCAATCCATCCAATTTGAGCCATGTCAGATCCGTTAATTTCGTATCTGTCCTTAATAATAATAGGAGAGTTGTTAAATTGAGTGAAAGAAGGAGTAATGCTTGTAATGGTATTATCATTTGTTCCTTTTCTGTATTCAGAACCGTAAACAAAGATTTTAAGACCAGCAAGAGCAGCTCCAGCTGCACCTAAAGTAGTTGCTACACTAGCACCAATATAAGGAGCAACAGTAATTGTACCAAGAGCAGAACCAGCAGCATTAGAACCTGCACTAGCTGTAACTAAAGCTTTTACTTCTAGTCCATTAGTTGGATTCATAATAACGATAGTATCTTGCACTGAAATTACGTTGTCTACAAATGTAGGACCTGCAACGGCCACAAGTGGAAAAGTTAAAGTGTTGTCACCACCAGCAGCGGTTTTAGTAACTCCATTGTAAGCAACATGTAATCTATTCTGTTCTGACCAAATAACTTGATCTGAAGTCATAGGCATTTCTGCTCCAACCATACGAAGGAATCCAGAAAGTGTTCTATTCCCATAACGCTCTACTTCTTGCTCATATATCTCAGGAAGATACTGTTGCGCAAAAGAGGAGAAGTTAGCTCCAGCAGCGTTTGTGAATTGTAAATAATTTGTTGAAAGAGCCTGTTGTTGTTGACTCGGTGTAATTGCCCCAAAGCTTGGGATGACATTTGCCATAATTAATTAATTTTTAATTGTTAAATTTTCTGTTTTTAATTTTAAGTTTTGAAGAGTCTACGCCAGAAAGCGCTTTTACTTTTAATCCATTAACAAAAACATCACCACTAGCAGTTTGCCTAGGTTCTGTTGTTATATTTTTAGACTTAGCAATTTGTTCTTTAATAGCATCGGTTTTACCTTGCTCATAAAAATGACTTGCCATAGTATCAGCATTTCTAGCAGCATAAATAGCTTTGTGATAACCAGCGGGGTCTTTCATATTACCTTTTTCGTTAAGGAACGTCCCTACAAATTCAGATAAATCCTTTTGTTTATCAGCAACTGCAGATGGATCTTTAACGCCATACTTAAAATTTTTATCTCCTAATTTAAAATCAAAACCTTTGAAATCATTAGAAAAATAATTATTAGTACTTTGCATAAAGTCGTCTCTGACTAATTCGTTAGCTTTTTCGTCTTCTTGGTATCGGTTAAAAAAGTCAGTAGCTTTTTGTTGATCTTGAGTAAGTCCGGGTCTCAACTTGATTTCCTCGTAATATTTACTTTTAGTATCTTCTAAAAAGTTTTTGGCTTTTGCAACTTCTTCTTTAAACGCAAGTTTCTTTTTGCGTATATCTCTATCTTCATCTAATTCTGCATCATAATCAAAGTCTTCTAATAAAAGACTTACATCTTCTGAATCTAAATGAGGTTTTGTTTGTTTATAATATTCTTTAATTAATGTAGTATTATCTACTGTAGAATAATCCGCATTTAATCTAGCATAATCATTTACATCTCCACCAGTTTCTTTCATAAACTTTAAAAGTTTATCTACTCCTTCTGGTAACTCAGGTGCGGCAGACTGAGAATCAATAGTTTTTATTTTTGCTTCTAAAGGTTCTTCTGTTTTAACTTCTTCAACTTTATCTATTTGTTGTAATGGAGAATCTTCTACTTCTTGTTCTTCAATTTTTTCGGTAATAATTGGCTCTTCGGTGTTTCCTTTTCCCACTTCTTCGCCATTTCCGGATGATTCATGTACATCCAATTTCGCTGTGCTTGACTCTTGAACGGCATCTTTTTGTTTTTTTAATTCTTCGTTAGGAATAATAACTTTTTGTACTGAAGGCATTACAACACCTTGTTCGTTTCCTGGCTTTGTTAAATCTAATTTAGTTATGTTACCTTCTTGGTTAACTAACTTTTTTGGAGTTCGCTTTTTAATTTTAAACTCTCCTTCTTGTTTTACTTCTGTTGACATGATATAATAAAATTAATTAATAAAAATTACGACGGCCCAAATTGTTCTAAACCAAATCCATCTAAATTATCATTTCCTGATGATTCAAAATTTTTGGGTAATAAATCGTTTTGTCTTTGATCTATAAGTTCTGATTGTTGAGTGCCTTGTATTTTAACTCTTTGATCTTTTCGATCTTCTATTTCTTGTTCTTTTTGAGTAGTAGCTTTAGCTTGTATTTGAGCTAGTTGCATTTGATAACTAAACTCTTCAGCCATTAATTGCTTTTTAATTAACGCCTCTTGTTCCATTCTTTGTATTTCGTAATCTGATTTAGCTTTTTCTAATTGCATTTTAGTTTCAGCTAAGGCTTGGCCTTTTTGAACTTCAGCAAGTGCAGCGGCTTCAGAAGCTTTTGCGTTTGCTTCTCCCTGAGCAGCTATATTAGCTTTTTGTATTTCTTGATCTCTTTTTTGTTTTTGAGTTCTTTTTACTTTTAAAAGTTGATTAGCTAATTTAAGATTATTAACTTGTCTTATATCAATAGCGTCTTCTAAATCAATATTACCTTGCTGTAATGAAACTTGAATATTTTGTTCTAATTGTGCTTTTTCTTCTTCATCTGGTTCAAGTTCTAAAAATATTCCAAAATCATGCAAGCATATATTTTCTACTTCTTCTAATGTTGCTACATTAAATGTATTTATACTACTTAATAAAGATTCACGTGTTAATGGGAATTGTAATGCATCATTTACTCTTAAGCTTATGTTTTCTGCAGTTTTAATAGTAATATACATTAAAGATTTTAATATATGTCTTGTGGCTGTATTTGAATTAGCAGCTGCCATTTTTTGCAATCCTACTAAAGCATTTTTATCTGGAGAGCTTCCATCCCTAGCTTCATTTAAGCCGGTTGTATCTCTTATCATTTGTAAATAATACTGATAAGTTTGTATTAAAGCTTGTATTTTTGCAAGACCACTAGAAGATTTTAATTCTTGTATTGGAACTTT